TATTTTTAATGGTGAAATTGGCTATGTTACAAGTATTACGCATATAAAGCAAGATAAGACGAAAAAACAAAGTAAGAGTATATGTGTGTCAGTTGAATACAATAATTTATTAGATGAAAACTTAAAAAAAACGGTTAATTACATTGATTCAGAAGTGAATGAAGTGCAACTTGCTTATGCTTTAACAGTGCATTTAAGTCAAGGTAGTGATTATGACTGTGTAATTATCATTATAGACAATACCGATTACATTTTATTAGACAATTGTTTATTGTACACTGCTCTTACGAGAGCTAAAAAGAAATGTATGCTTTTAGCAGAACCCTCAGCATATAAACAGGCATTAAGAAAAAATCATTCATTAAGTAGAAAAACATGGTTAAATCTATTGACAAATTAATATGTATGGTGTACAATTTATATTGTAAATCACAAGAATACAAATGACGGTCACATCTTGATTAAATTGATAATGGGCGTCTAAATATTAAACAAATAATACACATATTGTTAGAGTTTAAACGATATGTGATGTATTATTTTACTTATATTAACCGTCACTTGTAATTAGGCTAAATGTATTATGGAACATAAATTAAAAAATGTAATTAAGAAAGGTGATTGAATGAGGCAAAAAATTGAACTTGTTACACTTAAGGATGTGTCTGATTTTACAGAGGGTGTAAGTCAGATTGACGAAGAAGTAACTCTTATCGGTAAAGACGAAAACGGCAAAGATTGGTCTATCAGTGGTAAATCATTTCTTGCAAGTCTTGTTCTTGCAAACGGTGTTGAAAGAGCAAAAACCAAAGCAGCACATAATGTTGATTGGAATACTATTACTTGTGTGTGTGACAAGGATATTTACTCAGTAATTAGCAAGTGGGCAGTAGGCTCGGTTATGGAGTAAACTATGGAAAACAAAATACATAGAACAGTAATGTTACACATTCAGCTTCAGCGAGATGATTTTGACGATTTTCTTCACATAGCAGATGAATTAATGAGTGGCATTATTGAAGTAGCACAAGGCAAGGAAGTGTTGTCTGGTAAAAGTCTACTTGGATTAATGCTTATAGACACAAATAAGCCACAAACACTTATTATCAGAGGTTTTTTCACTGATGATTATGTGGATAAATTTAGAAAATGGGAAATTAAGGAAGGGTGATTATATCCGATTTGGTAAGAAGATAGCAAGTTTATGGGTAATGTTAGGTATGATGTTTGGCTTTTCGGCTTGTGGAGAACCAAACATCTCCACCCCTGACACTGCAACACGAGATACAGCCACTAAAGATACGGTAGCCAAACCAACAACGCAACCTACAACCATGCATGTCACAACAGAACCAACAACAGTAAAACCAACTGAGAAAACTAAAAAAGACAAGAAGAAGGTTAAAACAACCTCTCCCCATACAGAACCTCCAACAGAAAAAGTCGAAGTTCAAGCAGAAACAAAAAACATTACAAAATCAAATAATACATATAACACATCGTCAGATGAGGTAGATTTATTGGCAAGAGTAATTTATTGCGAAGCGGGTAATTGTAGCGAGTATTGTCAATGGTTGGTAGGTTCAACGGCAATGAATTTAGCTGACAGCAACGGCGGATTGAGAGCAGTAGCTTTTGATTATAACACATTCAATGTGGCAGGTATTCTTTACACAAGAGATCCGAGTGAGTTATCTTATTCGGTTGCTCAAAGGATATTGAGTGGCGATAGGGATTATCATGTCAAAG